ATTCGGAATCATTCGTAGAACGTTTATTAGCGTTCGCGGCGGTTGAGGGTATATTCTTTTCAGGTTCGTTCTGTTCAATTTTTTGGTTAAAGAAACGTGGTTTAATGCCAGGTTTAACATTCTCAAACGAATTAATTTCTCGTGATGAAGGTGTACACTGTGATTTTGCTTGTCACATATATAACAATCATATTGAAGGTAAAATAAGTGAAAAGAAAGTTAAAGAAATTATCTGTGGAGCGTTAGAGATTGAAAAAGAATTTATTCTTGAAGCATTACCAGTTCGTTTAATTGGTATGAACTCAGATTTGATGAGTCAATACTTAGAATTTGTTACCGATAGATTATTGGTTTCTTTAGGTTGTTCTAAAGTTTACAATTCAGAAAATCCTTTTGACTTTATGCAAAACATTGCGTTACAAGGTAAAACAAATTTCTTTGAGAAAAGAGTTGCTGAATATCAAAAGGCAGGAGTTAATAATGCATCTGAGGACTTGGATTCCGCATTTGGTGATGTAGATTTTTAAAATTAGAAAAGAGAAAATGAAAGTTAAAAAGAGAGATGGTTCCCTCGAGGAAATGAGATATGATAAAATCACCAAAAGAATTAGTGTTCTTTGTCACGATTTAAATATGGAATATATCGACCCTACCTATGTTACATTAAAAGTAACACAAGGTATATACGATAATATTTCAACAACAGAATTAGATGTATTGGCAGCGGAGACTGCTGCCTCTATGGTAACAACACATCCCGACTATGCAAAGTTAGCGGGTAGATTGGCGGTTTCTAATTTACATAAAACAACACCAAAGAAATTTTCACAATCAATTAAAGAACTTTATTCTTTTATTGAACCAAAAACAAATAAAGAATCTTCATTAATCGATGAAAACATTTACAATTTTGTGATGTCTAATAAAGAAGTGTTAGACGGTGCAATTCATCAAGAACGTGATTTAGATTTTGATTACTTTGGTATTAAAACATTGGAACGTTCATACCTAATGAAAATTGGTGGTCGTATTGTTGAAAGACCACAATATCTTTATATGAGAGTTGCGGTTGGTATTTGTAAAGGTGATGTTGAAATGGCGTTAAGAATCTATGATGATTTATCACAACATTTTTATACACACGCAACACCAACGTTATTTAATGCGGGTACTAAGAGACCACAAATGTCATCTTGTTTCTTAATTGGTAATAAAGGAGACGATATCGAAGGATTGTTCGACACTATCAGTGACGTTGCAAAGATTTCTAAGTGGGCTGGTGGTATCGGATTACACGTACACGATGTTCGAGCTAAAGGTTCATATATTAAGGGAACTGGCGGAGAATCTGACGGTTTGTTACCAATGTTAAAAACATACAATGAAGTTGCACGTTGGATTAATCAAGGTGGTAAACGTAAAGGTTCGTTTGCAATTTATCTTGAACCTTGGCACGCTGATGTTTATGACTTCATTGATTTAAGAAAAAATCACGGTAAGGAAGAAATGAGAGCAAGAGATTTGTTCTTAGCTATGTGGACTCCTGATTTGTTTATGCAACGAGTTGAACAAGATGGTGATTGGACATTATTCTCACCTGATGAGGCACCTGGTTTATCTGATGCATATGATAGTCCTGAAGATAAAGCTTTCACTCGTCTATACGAATCTTACGAACAACAAGGTTTAGGTAGAAAAGTGGTTAAAGCAAGAAAATTAATGGACGCAATCTTAACCGCACAAATTGAAACAGGTACACCTTATATGTTATATAAGGATCCCGCTAATTATAAATCAAATCAAAAAAACTTAGGTACAATCAAGTCATCAAACTTATGTACTGAAATTATTGAGTATAGTTCACCAACTGAACAAGCGGTTTGTAATCTAGCATCATTAGCATTACCGAAATATATTATTAACGGTGAATTTTCACACGACATATTATATAGTTCTGTGTATCAAGTTGTAAGAAACTTAAACAATGTTATTGATTTAAATTTCTATCCTACAGAAGAAACAAAACGTTCAAACTTTAAACACAGACCAGTTGGTTTAGGTATTCAAGGTTTGGCCGATGTATTCTGTTTATTGGGATTACCGTTTGAGTCTGATGCGGCAGATAAATTACAAACGGATATTTTTGAAACAATTTACTTTGCGGCATTAACATCTTCAAAGGATTTATCAAAAGAAGTTGGTCCATATGAAACAATTGTAGGTTCACCGATTGAAAAAGGAATCTTCCAATATGAAATGTGGGGTAAAAAAGATTCAGATTTATCTGGCCGTTGGGATTGGAAAACTCTAAGAAAAGAAGTAAAAAACTATGGTGTCAGAAACTCATTATTAGTTGCGCCGATGCCAACAGCTTCAACCGCACAGATTTTAGGTAACAACGAAGCGTTTGAACCATTCACAACTAACCTATATTCTCGTAGAACATTAAGTGGTGAATTCATTATGATTAACAAACACTTAGTTAATGACTTGTTAAATCTTGGAATGTGGAATGAGGACATCAAGAAGAAATTGATTATGGAGAATGGTTCAGTTCAAAATATTCCCGAAATTCCTACTCAATTAAAAGAAGTGTATAAAACTGTTTGGGAAATGTCTCAAAAGAGAATTTTACAAATGGCGGCAAATAGAAGTATTTTCATTGACCAATCACAATCATTGAATTTATTTATTGCGGACGCAACTAAAGCAAAATTACTTGCGGCTCATTTATTTGGTTGGAAATTGGGATTGAAAACAGGTATGTATTACCTAAGAACAAGAGCGGCGGTTGATGCGTTAAAAGGTTTGGGTGTTGATACTTCATCAGTAAAACCGGTAGAAATTACATCGTCGGTTAATAATGTTGGAGTACCAACAAATAACAACTTAATAAGTGAACAAACACCTGAGTTAGTGATGACATCTGAAAGACCAACAGATTCACCATTCGAATGTGAGGGTTGTGGTTCATAAATATAATGGGTGGCCTCCTCAAAGTTACTGTCGACAAGGCGTACCTTGAGCACCCAGGTCTCGAGAATACAGGGGGGTGAATATCAAGACACTAAATTAATCCTGACTTCGGTCGGGATTTTTTATTTATTACCATTTTATAATAGTTTATATTTATAGAGTATGATAACATATGGTATAGATTTTCCATTTAGAGATAGTGTTAAGGGTGACTACCTTAGTTTAACTGAGACCCCCGAAAGAGAAATCAGAGCGAATTTGATACATCTCTTATTAACAAAAAAGGGTAGTAGGTACTTTTTACCCGATTTTGGTACAAGAATATATGAGTACATTTTTGACCAAAATGATATGGTTACATTCTCATTAATAGAAGAAGAGATAAGAGAAGGGGTTAAAAAGTACATACCAAATTTAGAGATAAATTCAATTGATATAGTGTCGGCTGAAGAAGATCCTGACCAAGATGTAACGGTAAGTCAAATGGAAGATGAAAGATTATTCAGAGTTTCTGATTATTCTACCAAACCATACACCGCTAAAGTAAGAATAAATTATACGGTAAATAACGGAGCCTTTTCATCATCCGATTTTGTAATTATAAACATATAATATGAGTAAGAAAATATCATACGCAACAAGAGATTTTGCGGGATTAAGAAATGAACTAGTTAACTTAACAAAGGATTATTATCCTGATTTGGTTAAGAATTTTAACGACGCATCAATCTATTCAGTTTTATTAGATATTAACGCCGCAGTTGCAGATAACTTACACTTTCATATTGATAGAGTTTGGCAAGAGACTATGTTGGATTTTGCACAACAAAGACAATCGTTGTTTCATATTGCGAAAACTTACGGAATTAGATTACCTGGTGTTAGACCATCAGTTGCTTTATGTGATTTCTCAATAAATGTACCCGTAAATGGTGACAAAGAAGATTTACGTTATTTGGGTATTTTAAAGGCGGGAGCACAAGTTTCAGGTGGAGGACAGGTATTTGAAACAATTGAGGATATGGATTTTTCATTACCATATAATAGTAAGGGACAAACAAATAGATTAAAAATACCAAATTTCGACAGTAACAATAAATTAATATCTTACACTATTACCAAAAGAGAAGCGGTTGTTAACGGAGTTACTAAAGTTTTTAGAAGAGTAATTAATCAAGTTGACCAAAAACCATTCTTAAAGATTTATTTACCAGAACAAAATGTTTTAGGTGTAACAAGTATTATACACAAAGAAGGTACATCATACGCTGGTAACCCAACAAGTACAGAATTCTCATCTTTAACAAATAAATGGTATGAAGTTAAATCTTTAATTGAAGATAAGGTTTTTGTACCAGACCCAACAGGTAATCAAGATAGACCCAATTTCAAATCGGGAACATATTTGAATGTTAATAATAAATTTGTTACCGAATATACACCTGAGAGTTATTTTTCAATAACATTTGGTTCGGGAACGGTTAATCCTTTAGATAATTTAGACAACTACATAACAGGTGATATGAAAGTAAATCTTGGTAGTTATTTAAATAATATGTCATTAGGTGCAACACCTAAAACAAACACCACATTATTTGTGAAATATCGTGTTGGTGGGGGTAAAGATTCTAATTTAGGGGTTAACGTTATATCGACGGTAGATAATGTCGAATTCAATGTATCGGGTCCTAATTCAACAACAAACACACAAGTTGTGAATTCATTAAGAGTTACTAATATCACACCAGCTGTGGGTGGTGCTGATCAACCTACAATCGAAGAAATTCGTAATATGGTTTCATATAATTTCTCAGCACAAAATAGAGCGGTTACATTAAATGACTATAAAACATTAATTGAGACGATGCCATCTACATATGGTGCACCTGCAAAGGTTAACGTAATGGAAGAAGATAATAAGATTCGTATTAAATTATTATCATATGATGAAAGTGGAAATTTAACTGACACTGTATCTAACACATTGAAAAACAATATATTAAGTTATCTTTCTGAATATAGAATGATTAACGATTACATCGATGTAGTAACAGGTGAGGTTATTGATTTAGGTTTGGAAATCGATTTAACAATTAATAAGAACGATAGTCAAACTGATATTATAAAAACAGTAGTTGAAGATGTGGTCGAGTTCTTTGCAATTGAAAAAAGAAAAATGGGTGACCCATTATTTGTTGGAGCTTTAAATAAAATAATTGGTACGGTTTCAGGTGTTGAGAACGTAGTTGATATTAGAGTTTTCAATAAAACAGGAAGTGGTTATTCATCGGCTGAAGTTTCACAAACGTATGTGGATAACACAACAAAACAGATTAGACAATCTGATAGTGTTGTTTTTATGAAATCAAATCAGATATTTCAAATTAGATATCCTAATAAAGACATTAAAATAAGGGTTAAAACTTTAGGTGCAAGTACCTTTTAAGCCTACATTTTAAAATGTTTTTTAGTTATAATAATAGAAAATCGCTTAGTTTCTATTTATTATAAGAATGATTCAAAAACACAGAATTTCAACAAATATTGGTAAAGACCAAAAGATTACAGTAGAATTGAAACAAGATTTCGACGTACTGGAAATTTTGTCTTTAAAGTTCTCACAACAAGAGATATACACATCAATGTGTTCCGATTACGGAGTTGTTTGTGGTAGAGTCACCGCTAACGATGGTTTTGGTATACCAAACGTAAGAGTTTCCATATTTGTTAAACAAAAAGATACGGATGTTGAGGACCCCGTAATATCTAAATTGTATCCATATACGGATACGACAATGAGAAATGACGATAAAATTCGTTATAATCTATTACCAAAAAGACAACAACACGGAGGACACACACCTGTTGGAACATTTCCCGACCAATCGGATATATTAACAAGAGAAGAAGTTTTAGAGGTTTATGAGAGTTATTATAAATTCACAGTAAAAACTAATGAATCTGGTGACTTTATGATTTGGGGGGTACCAATTGGTGAACAAAGTTTACACGTTGATGTTGATTTATCAGATATTGGATGTTTCTCGTTAAGACCATATGACTTCATAAAAAAAGGTAGAGGTGCCGATGAATTTGATAGATTTTACAAATTTAAATCAAGTACCGATATTGACGGTCTTCCACAAATCATATCATATGATAAAATAATCCAAGTTTATCCTTTTTGGGGTAATGAGGAAATGTGTGAAATCGGAATTACAAGAAGTGATTTTGACATATCGGAAACGGGTATAAAAATTGAACCAATATCATTAATACTTGCATCATCAATTACCGATGACGATTCGGACGCAGTTAAAAGAAGTGGTGTTATCAGAAGAAAAACAGGTTACAAATGTAATTTACAAACAACCACAGGTCAAATTGAATGTGTAAGACAAACCGGAAGAAAGGTTTATGGTACCGATGGTAATTTATATCCTGAATTACAATATTATAACATAACCGAAACCATTAATGAGAATGGAACTGCAATGGTCGTGTTACCAATGAACTTAGAATATGTTTACACAAATGAGTTTGGTGAACAAGAATTAACTAACGATACTAACAAAGGAATACCAACAACCGCAATTGCGAGATTTAGATTTAGTTTAGATACTAATGGTGTAAAAACAGGGACCGCAAAATATTTAATACCACAAATTAGAGAATATAATAAAAATCCAGATGGTTCAAATAACTTAGGTGAGTATGATGGTGAGTTATTAACCACTTATCAATTTTCAAATGTTTTTGAAGATTACTTAAAAATCGCTTGGCCCGAGGGAACAACTGGTTCAACTATGGCCTCAACATATCGAAAAGATAAGTTAGATTTAATGTTGGGAACAAATAATAATGGAATACCTGAAGATGTTTTTTATAAATTTATTTTTGGTAAAGTTTACACACCATCATCATTCCAAGGTTCACACTATGAAGTTTCGGCTGCTGAGAGTTTTCTAGGACTATCAAGAAGAGATGCGTTTTTAGGTATAAAAGAAATTAGACCAAACGTTGAGGATGATTGTACAAGTAGTACCAATTATATACCAACAAACTTCGCATTTAGAAATA